TCTTAATGATGATTTGTTTTGCACAGATGCTCCCTTGATTTATGAACAGCCTAATTTAACAACTCTGCAAAGTCTAATAACCACGCCAGAAAACAGTTGTGTAATTAACTAGACAAATGTTATACAACACTTTAGAATTGTAGTAACAGCGAGGCGCAAGCCTCTAGGACAAAGGATCAAGAAATGAAAACAACTACCGCAAAGAAAATGATTGCAACTGAAGTAAAGGCTGCACGTCATTGGACAAAAAATTATCTTGAAGGCATTAACGATGCAATTGAATCAGGTGACTGGGAAGCAGCAGAATACATCGCATCTCAGTTAGCACCAATCTGGGGCGAAATAGAAAACACAATTGTTGATATGCGTAACTCAATGGAATTGCCAGTGCGAGTAATTACGGATGGTGAATAAAAATGAAATGCTGCAACATCGTTTACTGGAAACACGATGACGGATGGGATGTATTCCGCAGATCAGATTGCTTCAAGAATTGGGATGGCAGTTTTGTTCCAACAGGATTCGATTGCGCACTCATTGAGGATTACCCAACAAAGCAAGCAGCGATCGTGGAAATGAAAGACTGGCACAAATACGGAATCTGTTTGGTCAGTACCGCTTGGTGATTCTAAAAAAGAAAAAGTAAACCCCGTTGGCCTGCGCTCCAACGGGGTTCACGTTTGTTCCTAATTACTAGGAAGCAGCACCTGCGAAATACTTCACGTGTGAAGTCTGAACAAGGTTGCCATCCACGCGCATAGTTGCACGGAATGTAATCAGGTCATTCTGGAATGCGTAATCATCGGAACGATCAAGACGCAAACCGCCAACTGTACGCACGAAGTAACTTGGAAGGTGTCCAAAGATTACTGACTTTGCGCTAGTGGCTGGTGACACGATGGCTGGATTCTCAAAGATAGGGTAACCAAGCAAAAGATCACGAGCATCAGCAGTTAGGGATGGGCTGAACAAGTACTGTCCTGCTGAATCCTTTAACTTGCGAACAGCAGCGATGCTTGTTGCATTCATCTGCCAACCTGTTCCTGGCAAAGTACGACCAGCAGTATCAACCTTGTAAACAAGATCGATCAAGTTGTCAGCGGTGAATGCACCAGATACGCCAGTTCCGCCAGTAACGCCTGAGCCTGCGGCAGTAACGATACCTGTTGGCTGTACAGTGCCAGTTCCAACAGTAAGTGCGTTATTGACTGCATAACCAAGAGCATTACCAGTCTGTGACGCTAGGAATCCAAGAATATCCACGCCTGCATCCTCAACCATTTCACGGCTGATCTGAGTTAGGAATGAGTACTTGTATGCACCAAGCGTGACGAACTGATTGAATGTTGGATCGCTTTCACCAATTGCTCCTGCTTCAGATGTAACCGTACCTGTGCTGTATGCGCTTAGGCTTGGGATCTGCAAGTTTTCGCCACCTGCGGTTGCAAGTGTGGTGGAAGTTTCTAGCATTGGTCCAACGTGACGGGCAAGCATGATTACTTGATCGTAGAATGAAGTTGGAACTGGTGCGCCAGTTGAACCCTTTGTGACATCGCGCTTCTCAAATGAATGTGAGCGAATTTCGCCACGAGCAAGTGAACGGATTAGATCGGATTCATTGATTGCTGGAACAGCAACCTCTGGACGTGCCTGTGATTCAAAACCACTCATTGCTTCGGCAGCGCGTTCCTCACGCTCTGCTTGTGCTTTGATGGTGTCGATAGTTGCCGCACGCTGATCTAGATCAACCATAATGCGGTCATACTTTTCGTTTTCTTCTGAACTGAGGTCGCGCTTTTCTGCTGCTGCGGAATCTAGCAATGCTTTTGCTTCATCCCACGCTTTTGCACGAGCCTCTACTTGCTGACGAATGTAGTCAGACATTTAGAACTCCTAAGTTGTTTGTTGTTTTATGAAGTCTGTGTGGCTCCACAACAGAAAGCACGATGGTGGCTCCACTCGATCGCACATAACAATTATGACACAAATAAAAATAGGCTCAGATGCTTCCCCACATCCAAACCTATTTCTGTAAACACACTATCGTGTTTCTGTAATTTTTTCCAATCGGGTTTCATCCACCGGTGAAAAGGATTTGACCTCAGCGGGTTTTTTCTCGCCAAATTCCGCAACTATGGCTTCAGATATAGCATCGGCGAAATCAACAAAAACACCAGACTGAGGATTACCAAGCACAGAGAGATAAACCCTTTTGACATTTTCCGCATCCATTAAAATACCTTTGACATAAGATCAAGTTGCTTGCGCTTAAGTTCCAGCAGTTCGAGATTACTTGGCTGATCGGCTCGTAACTTAGAAACTACCTCAGCAATTAAATCAGCGTGTTCCGCTTCCAAAGTTTCGCCTGCTTCCAGTCGTGTAATCGCATCACTTAACGCATCTACATCGACAGCAGTACGCGTAGCAAGAATGTCTAGCGATCGCACAGATGCAGTTGTCGCTTGGTAAGCGGGGAATCCAGTCACAATAGAAACTTCGTGCAAACGCACCTGATGAAGTTCGCGGGTTGCTCCATCCTCTGACCACTTATCGCCACGCGGGGGAACGCTAAAACCAAATGACATTGAATTAACATCGCCACGTTGCATTAGTACCGATAGATCACGACCAGCAGTTGTATCTGGCAGATCTGCTTCTGCAAGTAATCCGCGTGAATCCTCTGACAAACGCAAAGTACCAGCGCGACTAGAACCAAGAACAACATCGGTGTTGTGATTCATAAACAGTTTAATTTCGTTGCGCGACTTTAGTGAACGCTGGAATGCTCCACCCTTAATTACTTCTGTAAATGGCAACGGTTCTGATGGTGAATCGAACACGGCGGCATAACCAGTGAAACTCATACCATCGCTGGATGCTTCCCCGTTACGCACATCAAATTCGACTGTGTTTACACGACGTTCTACTGTAGTTGTCATTTGTTGCCTTTCATCTTTGTTCAAGTTTAGTGCAATGGTTTTCCATTTTTCGTTCTGCTCTGCATTACGATCTTGTTGCTCTGCTCTAATTCTTTCCACAACGCGTTCAGCATAAGCCATAGTGCGCCTTGCTTGTTGTTTAGTCGCTCCTGATCCCCACAAGAAATGTGCGACTACTCCTGCGCTTGGGTAGTTCTCGTTGCTAGGACTGGCGGCAGGGGCATCTAAGTCAGGCATATGACGTGCAATCCACGCTGCAATCCGAATCCACTTATCATCAGAAACTTGCCCGTCAGCCATAAGTCTTGCTTCACGAACAGTTTTATCTGTTAAGCCATCGCCCGCTTTTCCATCGGCATAGAACGCTAGACCACGGCGAGCAGCAGCACGCATAAAACTAGGTGCGCTTTGATTTATTGCACGCTCATCGTATTCCTCGAATGATCGTGAGGATTTAGGATGTCCTGCTGGTAATAAATCGTTGTCCTGTTTGTAGTTTGCGTTTTCAGGTTTTCCATTACGCAACAGAAACAAATAAGCATTTACTCTGCCCATCGCCCATTGTCCGCGTGTCATTCCTGGTCTGTGCGAAACTGAGTATGCGCCAGCACCTCTGCGGTAAACCGCTTTGAGCGAACCTAAAGTTGCGCGTGTCCAATCTGGTCGATTGTCTTTCGACATAGCATCATTGTGTTCGCTGACTTTATTTTTTAATGCTGTGGTTGTTTTTGCATCAAAGGTAATACCGCTACCAGATCCCTCAGCACTTCCTGCTGGATTAGTTTTACTGCCTTTGATTTGATCTTTCTTAGGTGCGGGTGCACGGTTTTCATCAACATTATTTTCATTTTTTGGTACATCTGGAATGTCAGATACACCTAATGCCGTAATGCCTAAATCTCTAAAGGCTGCCCGATTATCTGGATTGTTATCTATCGCAAGAATGACATTGTATTCCTCTAATAACTTTGCCGCAGTTGCTTTTTTAAATTCAACAGAATCAACTGAACTGTTTTCTTTCATAAACAAACGGTCATAGTCAATTCCTAAAGAATCTAATTCAGCAACAGTTTCATCGCGATCGGCTACGACACGAGCAGTGACGATAAAAATTTCTGTATCTGACATATCCTCTAGAAAGTTGTAAGTGCGTTCTATTAACTGACCGTTGTTAGAAATTAATGTGCCGTCAATATCTACAATTACAGCCTGTGGTCCAGATTCGATTCTTACATCATCTTCCATTTCGGAATCATCTTGCATTTCCTCTTGACCCTGATAATCCATTTTGGTTAATGGCGCAAAACCTTTAACTACAAACTCATCAGTTTCAGTAAGTATTCCATTGTCATTTGTATAAACCTGAATTGTTGCAAGCGGTCTGGCTTGTGTTGCAACTATGTCCCCGCCTAAAGGATTTTTAACTGCTCCGAAAGTCGATACAGAAGTGATCTCGCCATACATTGTGTTTCCTGCGTTATCCCAGAAAACATAATCACCAACTTTAAGTTCATCATTTAATGCGCGTTCACCGCCCACTTCGACATCCTCTGCAATTGAAATAGCAACCATCTGATCTATGGCTGCTTGCTTAGTTTTATGACAGCCCATTATTTCGCCATCCTCTTTAATAGTTGCCCATCCAGAACAACCCTCTGCGCTATCTGTAATGAAGTATGGCATTAGTACGATGTCTGCCTTAACCACGAAATCAAATGTGTACCTGTTTCTGAAATAGCATAAACAGATTCACCGGCATTTAAAATCAATTCCATACTTTCTAATTTTTGTATGGCAAAACCATTTGTAGTGCTTACAGAATCATTACCTAAAAATAGAACTTTAGTATTGTCCAAATTATGAATGTGTAGGCGTGACGGATTTGGGGAAATTCCATCGACTAACTGACGTGTTGTTCCTATCAATTGCTGACCAGATGTAATTGCCACAATTAAACCTCATAAACTGATTCAGGATTTTCGGGATCAATTTGTGCGATACCTTGCAACTGTACAGATGGTACGCCTGTGTGATCTATTGACGGCAGATTTAAAGCAGCCAAAACGCCAGCAGGATTAAAGCCAGCCAGAATAAGTTTCGATGCCATCGTGACACGCTTGTCTGTTTCCACGAGCGATGCAGCACCCAAATCCACGTTAGCCAAAGGTACACGGTAAACGTCACCACCATCGACAGGGCGCAGATCCTCGAACCTACGGATGTCATTGACTGATAAAAATCCTGCTTGTGAACCAATGCTGTATCCGTTCATTCGTGTAGCAAAATCACCGCGCAGTAATCCATCTACATTAAAGCGAATAAATGCACCCTCAGGAAGTAGTGTGCTGTAAGCATCCTCCATCTTTGCAATGTATGGGCGCAAAGTATGAGTTACAAAGTTAATGTTCTGCTGCTCTACGGAATTGTAAGACATAGCACCCGCAGATGTAATACCGATCATATGTGGCGGTACGCGGAAAATTCTTGCGATCTGTTCAACCGCAAACTTTTGCGAATCCAACATTTGTGCTTCATCAGGATTTACACCAGTGCGAACAAACTTTGCTCCACCCGTTAGGATGCCAGTCTTATGTGCTTTCTTGTAACCCTTATGGCGAGAATCAAAACCCTCAACTAATTCTTTTGCTTGTTCCCGATTTAGTCCCATAGGTGTTTCGATAACACCAGAAGTTGTAGCACCTTGTCCAAAGAATCTAGATGCAAAAGATTGTAATGCGCTAGCAAGTCCCAAGTTATCTTTTAATTCAGTCACGCGACTTATGCCACGCAGTTCGCCAGCCTTGCGCATTTCGGTAATGTGCAACATATCCCGCGCAACTACTGGGTATTGATTATTGTCATCAATGATGTAAATCAGTTCACGAGTTACTGGTGTCCGTGTTACCTGAACTCTGTTTGGATCTATTACAACAAGATTTGCAACCTGTCCTGTTTGATCTCTGTAAATACGCACGAACGCATTGCCATCAAGCAATAACGAAATAAGCACCTGCTGGTAATGCTCGGTGCGTAATAAATCAACATCTGGTCTTTGTATCCACGCTGGTTGTGGTCGATAAGGTACGCGGTTGCCATCAACACGGCGGAAAGAATCAACTGGAAGTGTAGAAATTGTGTCAGAAATTAAAAGCACGCAAGCGTAGAAAGCATTAATGCGCATTGAAGTAATTTGATCAATGTTCGTTCCTGCTTCGGTAGTAAATGCAAAGGAATCACCAGAACCCCAGATTGACTGGAAACTGATTGCGCGTTCCTCTTGTTTGTTGTTACTTAAAC